TACTAGGGCGCACGGCAGAGATGACGCCGGAACAATTTTTTGATATCGCAAAGCGTTACTTCCAGTGGGCAGAAGAGAACGCAATCAAGGCGGCGGAAACGGCAACGTTTCAGGGCGACGTTAACGAGTGGGGAGTGAACAAGCCTCGCATTTTTACGATCACAGGGTTAAGCCTGTTTTGCGGCGTGAACCAGTCAACGCTTGGGCGATACCGTCACGACCCCAACTATGCTCCCGTTATGGAGTTCATCGACTCCGTGATTTATGAGCAGAAATTTCAGCTTGCTGCCGTCGGAATGATTAACGCTTCTTTCGTCGGTAAAGAGATGGGGATCGATAAGCCGCCAGTGCTGAACATCGACGCTATCGCCGGGGATAAGAACGAGATCACCGAAGAGCGGTTAGAGCAGGCAGTGACCAATATTCTTGATAAGCTGTAAGGGTCAGATATGAACGAAATGATCATTTGGGAAGACCTGTCGCCAGCCGATAAGCTGGCAATTAAGGCGCTGAGTACGCGCAACTTTTCGCTATTCCTGAAGATTTGGTTCCAGATCATTCAGGGCGAAAAGCTGATGTGGAACTGGCATCACTCCTACTTTTGCCACACGGTTGATGAAATTATCGCCGGGAAGCGCAAGAGCACGATCGTTAACGTTGCGCCAGGCTCCACGAAGACGGAGGTGTTTTCAATCCACCTCGCGCCGTATGCGTATCTAAAGTGCCGGAAGGTTCGCAACCTTCAGATCTCGCAGGGTGACGCCCTGTCAAAAGGCAACTCGGATCGCGTGATTAAGATCTTCTCATCAAGCGAGTGGCAGGAGCTATGGCCATCAAAGTTCGGGCGTAAGCAGATCGATGAATTCCAGGTGATGGATGATAACGACCGCGTAAGGCTGGAAATGGTTTCCCGTTCGTCTGGCGGCCAGATCGTCGGTAAGCGTGGCGGGTACATGACGCCGGGGTTTAGCGGCCTTATCGCGCTGGATGATATCGACAAGCCGGATGATATGTTCTCGAAGGTGAAGCGTGAGAAAAACCACGTACTACTGAAGAACACCATTCGATCCCGTCGAGCGAAGAAGAAGAAGGGCGACGAAACGCCAATCCTTTCCGTGCAGCAGCGATTGCACGCGCAGGATGCCACCTGGTTCATGATGAGCGGAGGGATGGCCATCGACTTCGATCGCATTGTTATCCCGGCGATGGTAACGCGGGAATATGGCGAATCACTCCCTGACTGGTTGCGACCTGAGTTCGAACGCGACGTGCTTTCCGGCCCGTCGGTGGTCATTGACGGCGTGGAATACTGGTCATTTTGGGAGGAGAACGAATCAATCGAGAACCTGGTTGCGCTACGCGAAGCCGATCTTTATACGTTCCTTTCGCAGTATCAGCAGGAGCCAATCGCCCTGGGTGGTAACGTGTTCAAGTCGGAGTGGTGGCGCTATTACGGCGATTCCGACAAGGCGCACGAGCCGCGCCCGGACAAGTTCGAATATACGTTCATCACGGCGGACACCGCGCAGAAGGTCAAGGAGCTAAACGACTACTCTGTAATGTGCTATTGGGGCAAGTATCGGGATCGCGTCTACTTCATTGACGGAATTCGCGGAAAATGGGAAGCGCCAGATCTCCGCGTTCAGGCCGAAGCATTCATCAAGCAGTGCTGGCGTCGGAACAAGGAGTGCGGAAACCTTCGCCGGATCTACATTGAAGACAAGGCGAGCGGTACGGGTCTAATCCAGGATTTAACGAAGGCTGTAAACGGCATGGGCGAGATCGTCCCGGTGCAGCGCGATAAAGATAAGGTCACTCGCGCTATGGATGCGCAACCAATCATCAAGGGCGGGCGTGTCGTGCTGCCGGACAATCACCCATTCGTTGCAGAGCTTGAGGCGGAGATGAGCGCGTTTACATATGACGATTCTCATCCACACGATGATATTTGCGACAACGTGTTTGACGCCGCAAACCTGGAAATGAACCTGAGCGACGATCCGGTAGAGCGAATGAAACGCCTTGCGGGATTGAAAAAGCTGGGTCGCTAATACATAATGTGGGCCTGACGGCCCACACTTAAACAAGGTTGAAATATGAATAACATTAAGATGGACGACTATAATCAAATCTTTAATGGTGGCGCTGGTTATGCGTCAACCCTCGCGTCTATCGCGGCGAGATTTGGAACAATGTCGCAGGTTGAAGAGTTCTATCATGAAAACGGCATGGCGAAGAAAATCGTTGACGTGATCCCGGAAGAGATGGTAGCTCCCGGCTTCCAGCTAAACGGCATTTCAGATAACACCAAGTTTCAATCAGAATGGGACGGGTTAAATCTGGAGCCGCAAATCACCGATGCTCTTTGCTGGGCGCGGCTGTATGGTGGCTCCTACGTCCTGGCGATGGTTAACGATGGTCGCGCGTTGACTTCGGCAGCGAAGCGGGGTAAGCCGCTCGAATCGATCGTTGTTTACGACCATGATTCCGTTTCCGTAGCAGAGGAGGAAACCAGCCCACGAAGCCCACGATTCGGAAAGCCTAAAATGTACGAGGTGAAGCCGCTAAACGGAGGGCAACCGTTCAAGGTGCATTATACCCGTATGCACTACATCGACGGCGAGCGAGTAACCAACAAGGTGCGCAAGCTAAATAATGGCGCTGGTGGTTCGGTGCTGAACAAGTCGATGATTGAAGCGATTCTTGACTACGACTATTCGGAATATCTGGCAACGCAGCTACTGAAGCGCAAGCAGCAGGGCGTTTGGAAGGCGAAAGGCCTGGCGCTAATCTGCGACGACAAAGAAGGCGAGTACGCCGCCCGGTTGCGCATGGCGCAGGTTGATGCTAATTCCGGCGTCGGCAACACGATCGGCATTGATGCTACCGATGAAGAGTACACCGTTATCAACTCTGATATTACTGGCATCCCTGAGTTCCTTTCCGCTAAAATGGATCGGATTGTCGCCCTGTCAGGCATTCACGAGATCGTGCTAAAAAACAAAAACACTGGTGGCGTAAGCGCAAGCCAGAACACGGCGCTACAGACGTTCTACAAACTGGTTGACCGCAAGCGCAATGACGATTACAAGCCGCTGTTAGAATTCCTGTTACAGTTCATCGTAACGGAGGAGGAATACAGCGTCGAGTTCGAACCGTTGTCGCTGCCTACCGATGCGGAGAAAGCGGATATCTTCCAGAAGAACGCCAACGCGGCTCGCGGCCTCGTTACCGACCAGGTTATTGACGCCAACGAAGCGCGTGATACTCTGTCGGCGTTAATTCCAGAACTGAAGCTAAAAGGCAACGCGCCGAAACAGAAAAAACTTCCGGATCGCGCCGCTGGTTCAGGCAGCACGCAAAGCGAAGAGATCTTAAACAACACGGAGGCGGATGATGAAAGTTAACGGCAGAATCCCAAACTGGCGTTATCCTGAAGCAAGCGAGCGGGATTTATCCCGCTCCATGCAGGACGCGGTGACAGAACTCGTGGTAGAAATGCGCGATCGCTTAGACCGCCTTAAATTTGACGCCACGGCGGAGGAAATCAGCCAGGCGGAAGACGATATCAGCGAATCGGCCATCGTGTTCTTTTCCGCCGTAATTGCGGCGCTTTCCTCCATTGGGTTGACTATCTATAGATTCAATTCGAAACAGTGGCTTGCAATTGCGATCGCGGCTGGCGGGCGGAACAACGAATCAGTTATGCGCCTGAAAGAATTCGGCGCTGGTGGGTATGAAGACTGGTATCAGGAATCGCTAAATAAGTGGCAGGATTCCGCCGAAGCGTCGATCAGGAAGTTAGCAAGCGATATCGTTGCTGACTGGACGACGAAAGTTAGAACCGCCAACAACATCGGCAAGTCTCGCAAGCAGATCGATGAAATCATCGAAGGTCGATACGCTATCTATGGTAGTTGGTCGCGCAACCGGGCAAGCGGAATCATCGGAACTTTTAACAGTATGTTGATGATGCAGCGCCTAAAAGATGCTAAAGTATCGCATTACTTTTGGTTCGGGATGATGGACGACCGCGAGCGCGAGAGCCATATCAAGCTAGAAGGTAAGCGACGCCCCGTTAATGGTGACGGCATTTTCCCCGGCGAAGAGTACGGTTGCCGTTGTTGGGCGGTTCCAGATTTTAACAATGTAGAGGTATCATGATGAAAAGAGTTCAAAGGTTCGACACGGTAAAGATGAAGGCCCGATTCGATGAGAACGGCTTTCTGGTTGATACTCCGATCGTGGCGCGTATCGGTGCGCAGACTTACCAGACGCCAACCGGGCCGCGCGTCGAGTTCCGCCCGCGTTCTGAGGTGTTTGATGCTGAATCACTGGTCTCATACCAAGGCAAGCCGATCACTTTAGGTCATAAGATGGTGAACGCACAGAACGCAAAAGGCCTGGTGGTAGGCTCTTGCTCCGGCCCTGGAAAAGAGGACGGGATCGGCGTTCTTGTTCCGGTGATGATTTACGATGGTGAGTCGATCGAGCAAGCCAAAAAGCGCGTAGCGGCTGAGTTATCCGTGGGCTACACTTCGGTCGATATCGATCGCAAAGGTTGGGGCAATAACGCAACTGGCGAATATTATTTCGACGAAGACCTACCGGAAAACTTCGAGGAGATGAAAAATGATTCCGTCTCTGATTGGGTTCGCTTTGATGCGGTGCAAACGAAGATTCGCGTGAATCACGTCGCGCTTGTTTTCCGTGGTCGTGCCGGGATTGCGAAATTAAATCTTGATAGCGAACAAGAATTCCCCTATGATGACGACTCAAACCACAAAGGAGCTAAAACAATGATCATTAAAATTGACGGCGTAGATGTTGAAGTGGCCGATAACGTAGGCGCTTACATTGCCAAACTAGACGCGCAAGTTGCATCGGCAACCAGTCAGGTAACTAGCATCACCGCAGAGCGTGACGCGCTTCAGGCCAAAGTTGATGGCATTGAAGATGAAGTTGCCGCCCGCGTTGCTAAAATCAAAGCCGACGAAGACGCAAAACAGAAAGTTATCGCGGTGGTTTCTGCCGCTGGCGTCAAGTGCGACGGCCTGGATGTTAAGGCGATGAAGGTTGCTTACATCAAAGAGGTAGACGGTCGTGATCTGTCTGACAAAGAAGATTCGTACATCGACGCTTCTTTTGACTTTATCGCCAACTCTGATAAGATGGCTGGCAATCGCTCCAAAGTCTTCGGCAAAAAAGAAGATGGCGAGCAAAAAGACAAAGGCGGCTTACCGAAACTTGACGGCACCGAAATCATCGATCCGCAGGCAAAATTCCGCCGCTAATAATTTGCGGCCTTCGGGCCGCTACCAGACCAAATAAACAGGAGATTCAAAATGGCACAGATTCCAGCTTCTTATTCCCGCAAGCGTGATATTGCTGTAGCGGGGCAGATCGCTGATACGTCGCTTTATAATATCGATGGCACTTGCGTTGCTGAAGGCGATATCAAAGCTGGCGTACTGGTGGCTTCCACTGGCGCGGTTTCCAACGGCCACAAGGTCGCTAAGCCAGCGACCGCAGCGAGCGACGTTATTGTAGGTATCGCGCAATTCTCGCAAGCCTACTCGCCTGAAGGCAAGTATGACGATGAGAGCGCAGTTAACGTTATGACTCATGGCCGCATTTGGGCGATCGCAGACGCCACTGTTACAGAAGCAGATTGCGCGTTCGGTTCTTTCGTTACTTTTACCGCAACTGGCACCGTAGCGAAGGGTGATGCCGGGGTTATCAAAACTGGCTACAAACACACTGGCGAATACACCAAAAACGCAGATGGCACTGTTCTGGTGAAAGTTCAGGTGCTTCAGGGAGCGGTGGCTCCGGCGGCTGCGGCTGGCGGCGGCGCTGGTGCATAATAAATGGTGGGGCTTCGGCCCCATTTTTGCACCAGAAAAAAACCTTTGACGGCTTAACGATTCGTGATATTCTTCATCTCGTTAAGCCAAATACACAAACAGGAGTTTTCAGATGACTATGAAATTAGATGCATTCGAACAGAGTGCAATTAAGGTCGCAATGCAGGGCATGGGCGTCGATGCCGCAAAACTGGATGCTTACGGTATCTGGACTGTTAAGCAGATGACTCAATTACTGAATCGCCAGTATGAGCAGGCATACCCGCAGACCAGCGCACTTGAGCTTTTCCCGGTAACTACCGAGATCTCACCGACCGCCCGCCGCTTTGAGTGGCTCGAATTCGATGGCGTAACTTCTGCGAAAATTATCGCCGATTACACCGACGATCTGCCGACCGTTGAAGCGATGGCGAAAGAGAAGTCAGGTAAAGTTTTCCGCCTGGGTAACGCGTGGTTTATTTCCATCGACGAAATTAAAACTGGCGCGGCGCTGGGTTCCAGCCTGAGCGATCGCAAGGCAACTCTGGCCCGCGAAGGTCATGAGACGCTCGTTAATGATCTGGTGTTCAAAGGCTCCGCTCCTCACGGCATCGTGAGCGTTTTCGACCATCCGAACATTAACCGCATGACCGCCAGCGCGGCTTGGGGCGATGACGCAGCAGCGGCTGAAAAGGCATTCGAAGATCTGGAAGACCTGCTAAACATGATCGAAGAAACTACGCTGGGCCGCCATCACGCGACCAACATCGTGATTCCTCCGTCTAAGCGTCGTCTTCTGACGAAAAAGATGCCGGACACTAGCGGCGACTCTTATCTGACCTGGTTCACCAAGAACCACCCGAACATCACCATTGCGGCGATGGCGGAGCTGGAAGATATTGACGGCGCAGGCACCAAAGGCGTGCTGGCATACGAAAAAGACCCAATGAACATGAGCATCGAGATCCCTGAGCGGTTCAACATGCTGCCGATGCAGCCGAAAGACCTGCATTTCAAAGTTCCGTGCACCTCCAAATGCACTGGTCTCATCGTGTACCGCCCGCTGACTATTGCGATTCTCACCGGGATTTAATCAAAAAGCGCCTTCTGGCGCTTTTTTATTGCATTGCATTCTACAATGTGCTTTAATTTGAAACCTAAAGTAAACCAATGGAGCATTAACAATGGCCAGTAAAAAAGAAACCGTAGAAACCGTCGAAACCGTAGAAACCACCAGTGCCGAACAGGCGTCGCAGGTTGTTCAACTACAAAACGTTGGTGCATGTGCAATTCGCTATAAAGGCAAAAATTACGTCTATGAGCAGGTTTTTGAAGTGCCGGAAGACGAGATCGACCGATTCCGCCACGAAATCTTCAAAGGCCGCGTCGAGTTCTACGACAATCCGAAACGCACGCGCGAATACATCGCAGCGGTAAAGGCGAAAGCGAAAGAGATCGTGCAGCCTAAAAGCGCGGAATAACAAAAACCAACAAAGGGCGCTCGGCGTCCTTTTTCATATCAGGAGATCGACCATGAGTTACACAATTCAAGATGTGATCGATAAAATGCGCAGCCTTGCACCTCCGCTTAAAGCAGTTCCAGATGAACTGCTGTCTGCGTGGGTTGTGCTTGCCGAAGAGTTCGTTTGCAAATCCAGGTTCGGAGATTCCATTGTTACGGCGATCGCATTGATGACCATGCACCTAATGTTTTTGGATGGCGCGATGAAGCAAGAGGGTGAAAGCCTGGAATCTTACACGCAGCGAGTGGCATCGTTCACCCTGACCGGGGAGTTTTCCCAAACATTCGATCGCGTATCGGCGTCAAGCGACAACGAAATGCTTTCTACGCCGTGGGGCAAAATGTACTGGCGTATGCTCAAAATGCGAGGCGGTGGCTTCGGCCTGCTTACCGCTGGCAACGTTCGGCGTTGCGGAGTTGGGAGGTAATCGCAATGAACTACAAAGCAATCCAGGCTCGCGCAAGCGCGGGCATTAAGTTCTTCAGCGACGCTGACGGCGTGTTCAACAAGTACACGAAAGGCGCTGGCGGTGGCATCGATCCGGAAACCGGGGAAGATATCATTCCTGGCGAGGTGGTAACGACAATCAAGGGCGCGATCAGGGATGTAAATGACCGTGACATTAACGGCGAAACCATCCTCGCTGGCGATAAGCGCGGTTTTTTCACTCATGATGTGCCAATCATGGAGGGTGACGAAATCGAAGTAGACGGAGAGCGCTACCGCGTGGTTAATGCCCGCCCGGTAAAACCAACGGGAACCGTCGTTGCCTACCGTCCAGTTTTGCGCAGGGTGGCGACTTATGGCTAATTACACTATCCGCGAATTCACAGGCGCAATTGATGCGTGGTGTAAGGCCGCTGGTGATGCGCTGGAGGACGTTGTAAGGTTTACGTGTGAAGATATTCACCGCGACCTTGTAATGCGTTCTCCGGTGGATACAGGGCGCTTCCGTGGTAACTGGCAAATCACCTTTAACCGCGCCCCGCTATACGCGATTAACGCATACGACCAAACGGGCGAGAAGACAATCCAGAACGGTAACGCCAACATTGCACTATTCGCAAAAGGAGCCGGGATCACTTCGATCTGGTTCAGTAACATGCTAATCTATGCGAACGCGCTGGAATACGGCCATTCAAAGCAGGCTCCCAATGGCGTTATGGGCGTTGTTGCGATCCGGTTGGGCGTTTATGTTACTGAAGCAATCAAGCGAGCGAGGGCGAAAAATGCATTATGAGATGGCGTTAAAATGCAAGGCGGCAGTGGCTAAATTTGCCGCCGATAACGGGTTAAAGGTCGCAGGCGATAACGTTAACTTTATCCCCCCGAAAGGCGGGGAAACCTACCTTAAAGCCTCCTACGTCGAGGCGGATTCAAGATCGGTTGACCTGTCAAGGAAATGCCGAGTCTATCTGGCGATGGTTCAGATTGACGTTATCTTTAAGCCTGGGATCGGAACCGACCGCGCGAGGATTATCGCCCAACGCGTTGCAAAATCCTTTCCTGAAGGAAAGATTGTTGATCGTGACGGTAAGTTATATGTGAGCGAGTGGGCGGAGGTGCACGGCGTGCAGAAGCATGAGGCTGGTTGGTTCTTTCCGGTTCGGTTCACAGTAAGATGCGATAGCGTGGAGGAAAACGGTTATCCATCAACCTGACCGATCTTAGAGGTGCTTATAATTTCTTGCCAGCCTGGAAATATATAGGCATAATGGCGTTGTTAAACTTTCATCAAAACAGGAGTATTCAACATGCATTTACCAAACGGTGCAAAGGTCTTCTTTGAGAAGGCTCGCGGTTCGGAGATTCCGTTTACCGCAATGACTAACGACGCGAAAAACCCAAAAATCACAGTGGCGGACGGCAAGCTGAAGGTGAAAGATATTGTGATCTTCACCGATTGCACCTGGGGCGACTTCGTTAACAAGGTGGCTCGCGTAAAAGCAGTGACAGCAGGCGTGGCAACGCTGGAAGAGTTCGACACCTCCGACACGAACAAGTATCCCGGCGGCGCGGCCACTGGTAACGTGATCGTGATCTCTGATTGGGTCGAATTGCCTTGCATTCAGGATTTAGGCAAAGACGGCAACGAACAGCAGTTCTATAATTATCAGTGCCTGGGCGATGAGCGCGAGCAATCCGAACCTACTTACAAGTCGGCAGTGACGCTTAACTACACGTTTGCGCACGATTACGGTAACGCGATCTACCCGATCTTGCGTTCAGCCGACGCCAGCAAGCAGGTGAAAGCGATGTACATGTATATCCCGCGAGCCTCCGAAGTTCGCTACTGGTCTGGAGTTGCATCTTTCGATGACATTCCATCCACGGCGGTTAACGAGATGGAAACCGTAACGCTTAACGTTGCGCTTAAAGGTTCTCACGTCTTCCTTCCGGTTGTCGCGTAATTAAATGGCGGGGCTTGTGCCTCGCCTTTTTTTGTGCATAATAGCGAATAACACAAACCAATCAGGAGTTAACAAAATGGCCAAGTTCAAAATTCAAATCGGCGGCAATCTCCCTTCTTTCAAACTGCCCGTAACTTTCACTTGCCCGGACGGCAAAGAAGCAACAATCACCATGACCGTAAAACACCGCTCCACCGATGAGATGAAAGACTTTTATGAGAGCGAAGATAAAGCGCCAAAGGGTAACGCCGAGTTTATCCGCTTCATGGCTGAAGGTTGGGATCTGGATGACGAATTCAGCGATGAAAACATTTCCTGGCTTTGCGCTCACTTCCCGGCGTTCGTCATGGCACTGCCACAAACTTACATGGCCGCGCTTGCGGGCCACCGTGCAAAAGTTTAAGGCGGGCTGTTTATCTCACGCTTCAGCCTGAGCTAACCGATCGCCAGCTTGCGGAGTACGGGTTAAGGCGATCGGATTATGAAGCAGATCTTGAAACGATCTATTTTGATGAACAGACCGCCCAAAGCTGGCAGCTATTCCAGGCCATGCAAACGCAATGGCGAATCGGGATGAATGGCCCGACGGGGCTTGACTATAATACGTTGCCTATGCTGTTCGAATTGTATAAAATCGACAATCGAGAAGCGGCATTACTTGACTTGCAGATCCTAGAGGGTGAATACCTGAAGGAGATTTACAAGAAATCAAAATAAGCGCCTACGGGCGCTTTTTTCATATGGGGGCTAAACATGGCTGATAAAGTAGCTGGGTTGACGTTTGGCGTTGACGTTTCGCAGGTTGATAAAGCGGTACGATCACTCGCAGAACTGAAAAACCAAAGCCAGCAAACGGGCGCTGGCCTACAGTCACTTGCAGACGCTGAAAGGCGGGCCACGGCGCAGACCGAGGAAATGAACCGCGCGTTGCAGCGCCAGAAGCAAGAGACAGATAAATCAAAAACCAGCTTTAGCAGGATCGCAAGCGCCATCGATCCCACGATCTCAAAAATGGCAAACTTGCGCAAAGCGACGGAAGAACTTGATAAAGCATGGGCTTTGGGGCTTATTCCGGATAAGGAATTTTTCCGCCTGGGCGCTATCATCGAATCTACTACCAACCAACTCCGGAGGCAGCAGGCGGCGCTAACTGAAGAAGGTCGCGCAGCAATCGCAGAGGCGGAGGCAAAGCAGAAGGCGGCAAACGCCGGGCGTGATTTTGTCGCCAGCTTGAAGCAGCAAGCAGACTCGATCGGAAAGACTCGCGCCGAACTGCTGGAAATGAAGGCGGCGCAATTGGGCGTATCTGCGGAAGCGGCCCCGTTCATTAACGTGCTGAAACAGCAAGAGCAGGCATTAAAGAAACAGCAAAACGCTATGGGCCTTGCTGGCATTTCTGCCGGGCAATATAAAATGGCCATGCGCCAGTTACCGATGCAGATCACTGACATTGTAACGTCTCTTGCTTCAGGTATGCCAATCTGGCTGGTTGCGGTGCAGCAGGGCGGGCAAATCAAGGATAGCTTCGGCGGCTTGAGCAATACGTTTAAGGTGTTGTTGAGCTACATCAACCCGCTAACCGTTGGCGCTGCGTCGTTGGGTATCGCGCTGGCAGCAATCGCTAAAGCTGGTTATGACTCCTGGAAAGCGCAACGAGAACTGGCGAATGCGCTGGTGCTGACTGGTGGCTATGCTGCGACAACCACCGGGCAGATCACAGCCTTAACCGAAGAGATTAACAAAAACTCATCGGCCACGATTGGCAGCATTCAGGAAATCGCAACATCGCTCGCAAGTTCTGGTAAGTACACCATCAACCAGATTAAGCAGATCACGAAGACTACGGCGGAATGGTCGGCGCAGACTGGTGAAAGCGAGAAGACGATCACAGGGTATTTTGATGCCATCGTAAAAGACCCTGTTAAGGGGCTTGCCGATCTGAATGAGCAGTTTAATTTCCTGAAGGAAGGGCAGCTAACCTACATCGAATCTTTGCGTAAAACCAAAGGCGAGACGGCAGCAGCAGATGCAGCGACAAAACTGTTTGCTGATACGATGGACAAGCGCCTTAAAGATATCGCGGACAGCGCAACGCCGCTAGAAACGATGTGGACGGATATCAAAAAATGGGCCGCTGACTCATGGAAATGGGTAGGCGATCACACGGTCGGGGCGCTAAACCTTATCGTTGATACGGTTTCCGCGATCATTAACACGATCAGAAAATTGATTGCCGATGGCGACGCCATGATCGCGCAGTTCATCGTTGACGCTGGCCGACAGCTACAGAAAATTCCCGGCATGGGAGACTTCGGGAATGACTTTCTGGCGCAGCAGGAACAGTTAATCAAGGACTCGAAAGCCAAATCCGCAGAGCTTGCAAAAACCATCGCGGAGCAGCAAGCAAGGATCGCTAAAGGAGAGATGGGGTACATTGACGCCGCGAAGGATAAAACCCTTTCCGGTGGGTACAGCAGCAAAACGAAGGAGCGCGTAAATCAGGAAGAAAAGGATATCCTGAAAAACCGCAACGCAAGGAAACAGCAGGCAGACGCGGGCGTTAAAATTGATGAGCAGTACCAGTCTGAACTGCTATCGCTCCAGGCGCAGTTAAAGGTTTTGCAGCAGCACAAAGGGCTTGATAACAAGATCAGCCAGCAGCGCAAGGACTACTTCGAGACGGTTGCTAAATTCCAGGTTTTGGAAGAAGCAAGCCAGAAGCGAAAACTGACCCAAAGCGAACAGCAGATGCTGGCGAACAAAAAGAATATCCTGTACATGGCAGAGCAAAAGGCCATTGTGGGAGATCAGATTGTTCAGCAGCAGCGACTGAACGCCTTGCTTGACAAGTCGACCAAGTATCAAAACCAGATGGCGGAGAAAACCAAAGCGCTACAGGATACCGCCGGAATTGGTAGCAAGGAGCAGGAGAGATACCGGGCCAATGCGCAGATGGCGGCTGACTGGAAAAACAACGGCGGATCTTTAAGTGACCCTGGATTTAAAGCGATGCAGGCCGCAAGCGATAAATTCTACGCACAGCAAGATGCGCAAATGATGAACTGGAAGGCCGGGTTTACTCACGCGTGGGCTGACATTGGCGACGAAGTTAATGACGTATACACCAACATCGGGGATATTACTAAAAACGCATTTAACGGCATGGCGAGCGTGCTGACTGATTTTGTTATGACTGGTAAGGCCAGCTTTAGCGACTTTGCAAAGAGCGTGATCACTGACATTACCAACATGCTTATCAAGATGGCGCTGTTTAACTCGCTTTCTGCTGCGTTTGGTGGTGGTGGCGGCACGTTCAGCTTCGCCAACATGTTCAGCAAGGGATTTTCCGGCGGTGGTTACACTGGCGACGGCGGGAAGTATGAGCCAAAAGGCGTTGTTCACGGCGGTGAATTCGTATTCACCAAAGAGGCGACGCAAAGGTTAGGCCCGGAAAACCTGTACCGACTCATGCGCGGCTATGCAAGTGGCGGCCTGGTTGGCGGCAACGCAAGTTCCGGATCTGGAATCACCAACGGCGGCAACGTCGCGGCGTCGGCGGCTATGGTGTTTACCATTGGTGATATTAACATCACGATGGGTTCCGGTCAGGATAGCAAGGGGTTAGAGCAGGGCGTAAGGCAGATCGTGAACGATATGTTCACCGAGGCTTTGAGCCAAAACGGGCGCATTGCGAAGTTCGTCAATGAAAAAACGAGGAGGTAGTAGTGGATTCCTTTAAATGGTGTACACAAATTCAAGGAGGGGCGGCGAAGGTCGCTGTCTCCAACAACGTTCGTTCGATCAGCTTTGGAAATGGCTACATCCAAACGGCATCGAGCGGAATTAACACAAAGCGCAGGACGGTTCCGATCGTTTATGGCGGTTCAGATTGGGAGGAGGTTTATAACTTCTGTCAGGATCACGTAACAAAGCCTTTTGTGTGGAAGGCGCCGGATGGAAGAATGGGCGTATTCGTTGTAACTGCCGACTCCGTTAACCTTGCGCCGCAGGGTGGCGGGGTGTTTGAGGTAACGGCTGAATTCGCCGAACGCTTCACTTCAGCCGGATAATCAAAAAGCGCCCTTTACGGGTGCTTTTTTTTGGCCTATGATCTGGAGTCAATTAGAGGAGGGCTTACGATGACAGCCAATGTTTCAAAAGAGTTTGCGAACTGCTTACAAAAACTTTTCCCCGGCGAGATCCTAACGCTGATCGATATCGACGCCACAAAGTTCGGCGGGCAGGTCTACCGATTCCATAACGAGAACGTCGCCTATACAACCGAGGAGCTTTTGGCAGCGGTTAACGGCGGGACACTTCAGCCAAAGATGATAACGTTTCGCGGCGAGCAGTACGGCCCGCGCCCGTTCGGCCTGGGCGGGATCGCAATGTCGAGCGATGGCACAGTGGAAAAGCCAACGCTGACGGTTAGCAATATCGATGCGCAAGCGAGTGCTCTTATTCGCGCCTACAACGGCCTCATGCAAGCGAAAGTTACGGTGTGGGTTTTGGTCAAGGAATTGCTACAAAACGACGGCAGCGTTAAAGAGGGCGATTTTAGGCGATTTGTCTACTACATCGAGCGCCCAAAACAGGTCGACCCGCAAAAGGCAACGTTTGAGCTAACATCCGTGTTTGATATGGACGGATTAATGATCCCGGCACGCCTAACGCAAACCGTTTGTTATTGGGCGCAGCGTGGCTGGTACAAGTCTGGCAAAGGCTGCGACTACAACGGGCAGAACGGATACTTCGACAAGTTAGGGAACAGGGTTGACGATCCGTCGCGGGATGTTTGCGGTGGCCTGGTGTCTTCTTGCAGGCTTCGTTTTGGTAATGAACCGTTGAGTTTCGGCGGTTGTGCGACAGCAACTTTGAAGAGTGGTAGCTAATATGTTGACTCCGAAAATTAAAATGCAGATCATGCAGCACGCGAAGGAAGTCTACCCGCACGAATGCGCCGGGCTGGTAACGCAAAAATCACGCGTGCAGAAATATCACCGACTAGACAACGTTTCTCCAGATCCTGAGAACGAATCAATGCCGGATGAAACGCAGTATGCGATGGCGGCAATGGATGGCGAGCCGATCGCTTTCGTTCATTCGCATACTGGCGACGGGGCAACCACAATTCCGAGCGCTACAGATTTGTGCTTCTGTGATGAGTCTGGCTTATCGTGGGTTATCGTATCCATCCCGGAAGGAGATATGCGAATCATTGAGCCGAAACGCCGTCCGCTGATTGGTCGCCCCTGGGCTTTGGGCGCTTATGATTGCTATGGCCTAATCATGGATTTTCACAAGCGCCACGGCGTCACGCTAAAAGATCGGCGGGTTCCGTTCGAATGGTGGAAGCCTGAATACAAAGAGAATCTTTACCAGGACTACTGGCAAGAGGACGGGTTCATTGAAAACACTGGCGAGCCTGAAGTTGGCGATATGATCATTTTTCAGCTTCAGGCGGAGAAGTGGAATCACGCGGGGATTTACGTTGGAAATAACAACATCCTTCATCACGCATATGGCAAGCTGTCTCGCCGGGATATCTATTCTGGATGGTACGAGCAGCACAAGGTTTTAATTTGCAGGCATAAGGAGCTAAAACATGGCATCACATACAAAGACGATTAAACTATCTGGCTCCCTGGGCCGTCGGTTCGGTGTCTTCCACAAACTTGCGGTTGATTCAGTCGCTGAATGTATCCGGGCGCTGTCTTACCAGGTTGAAGGGTTTAAGCCGTTCATGCAGAGCAAAGTTGGTTCAAACATGCGCTTCGGCATCATCGCAGACGGAAAACCAATCAGCACGGACGACTTTTCTACTTTCGCCGTGGCAAGGGAGATCAGAATCATCCCGATCCCAAGAGCCAGAAAGAACGGCGGGTTGTTGCAGGTCGTTATCGGCGCGGCGATTATGGTTGCGGCCTTCTTTACTGGCGGCGGTTCGCTGGCGGCTATGGGCGCTTTTTCATCGGCGGCTTTTATGGCTGGCGGCTCAATGGTTTTGGGTGGCGTAATGCAGATGATCGCACCGCAGATGGGCGGCAACATGCGGGCGAGCGAATCGCCTGAGAATAAGCCATCGTATGCGTTCGGCGGGCCGATTAACACCACGGCGGCTGGTTATCCAATCCAGTTGCCATACGGTTACAGATTGGCTGGCGGCGCGTTGTTCGGTTCAGGATCTTACGCAGAAGACAACAACTAATTAAGCCATTCGCTTTTTAGCCTGGGGGCATAGCCTCCGGGCCTTTTGTCGTGTACAATTGCTAGACTATTAACAGGAGGCTAAACGATGACTAATATCAAGGCCCGCAAGGGTGGTTCAAGCAAGCCACGTACTCCCGTAGAAATGCCAGATAACCTGATCTCAAAAGATAAGATCAAGTTATTGCTTGCTGTTTCGGATGGCGAGGTGGTTAACGACTTCAGCCTGAAGCAGTTGCATTTTGGCGGCGTCCCGGTTCAGAACGAGGATGGAACATTCAACTATGAGGGCGTGATTGCAGAGTTCCGCCCCGGCACGCAAACGCAGGACTACATCCAGGGCTTCAGCGAGTCAAGCGCTGAGTTCCAGGTTGCTCGTGAAGTCACTCACAACACGCCTTATACGCTTACCGTATCGAACAAAAATCTTTCTGCTATTCGCTTTCGCCTGTTATGGCCGCGCGTGCTAACTCAAAAAGATAACGGCGATATGGTCGGATCGGTTGTTGAGTACAAGATCGAGATGGCGGTAGATGGTGCAAGTTATCAGACCTACCTAACTGGCAAGATTGACGGTAAGAACACGACTGGCGGTTACGATCGGAGCATTCGCGTTAACCTGCCGCAAAACTTCACGTCTCAGGTGCTTATCCGCGTTAGTCGAGTAACGCCGGACGCTGACGGGGTGAAAGTTGTCGACGCTTTCCGGGTTGAATCCTACGCTGAAGTTATTGATGCAAAATTCCGCTACCCGTTAACGGCCATGCTTTACGTTGAGTTCGATAGCGATCTGTTCCAGAACCAGATCCCAACTATCTCACTCAAAAAGAAATGGAAGATTATCCAGGTTCCGAGCAACTACGATCCGATTAATCGCACGTACTCCGGAACGTGGGACGGTGTTTTCAAGTGGGCGTGGAGCAATAACCCGGCATGGGTGCTTTATGACCTGATCATGAATCAGCGCTATGGTTTAGACCAGCGCGAACTTGGCATCCCGGTTGACAAGTGGTCGCTGTATGAGGTGGCGCAATATTGTGATGAACTTGTTCCTGACAATCGCGGCGGGATGGAACCGCGCTATTTGATGGATGTGGTTGTTCAGTCGCAGGTTGAGGCGTTCCAGTTGGTAAGGGATATTTGTTCCGCATTCCGTGGAATGACGTTCTACAACGGTGAAAGCCTATCGATCATCGTCGATAAGCCGCGCGATCCTGTGTACCTGTTTACGGCTGATAACGTCGTTGATGGCGTTTTCGTTCGGACGTTCCCAAGCGAAAAGACGATGTATACGTCGTGCAACGTCATGTTCGACGACGAAGAAAACCAGTACGAACAGGATGTTGAACCAGTATTCAACCCTGACGCAGCCATGCGGTTCGGCCACAACCCGACCAGCATTACAGCAATCGGATGTACCAGAAGGACGGAGGCGAACCGCCGTGGGCGTTGGATTCTGCAAACGAACCTAAGCGCCACAACCGTTTCGTTTTCTACTGGTCTGGAAGGTATGATTCCTTCTTGCGGCGATGTGATTTACGTTGCAGATCCGCACTGGCAATCGGCCTTTAACCTGGTGCTATCAGGCCGCGTTATGGAAGTGTCTGGCGTGCAGGTGTTCCTGGCCTACCGCTGCGACGCGAAGGCTGGCGATACTCTGATCCTGAATACCGACGACGGCAAGCCTGTGCGCCGCACAATCGCCAGCGTTTCGGCGGATGGTAAAACCCTCACGCTAAATGTTGGGTATAACTTTGACGTTGCGCCTGACAGTGTATTCCTGATTGAGAGCGATCAGCTTGCAGCGGAACAGTATGTAGTAACCCGTATTGAAAAGGGTAGTGATGACGACGAATTCACCTTTGCCATCACGGCTACGCAGTACGATCCGAACAAGTATGACGCGATCGACAACGGGGTAATTACCGATAGCCGACCAACTTCGGTTGTAGACCCGGATTCATTGGGCGCTCCGAAATACTTAACGATTAGCTCGTTTTCTCGCATTGTTCAGGGGATGAGCGTCGAAACGATGGTGATCGGCTGGTCTGCTGTACAGTATGCCAAACTGTACGAGGTGCAATGGCGCAAAGATGGCGGTAACTGGAACAACGTTCCTCGCACTGCGACAACGCAGGTTGATATTGAAGGCATCTATGCTGGCGAGTATCAGGCCCGCGTTAGGTGCATTAGCGGCGGGAATGTAGCGTCTCCGTGGTCTTCTTTGGCTAGTGCATCGCTGACCGGGAAAGTCGGAGCGCCAAAAGGCCCGATTAACCTTTTTGCGTCTGACAACGAGATCTTCGGCATTCGCGTTAAGTGGGCCATGCCAGAAGGGGCGGAAGACACGGCATACATTGAGCTTTACCAGTCGCAAAGCGGAACCGATCAGGACGCAAGCCTGCTTACACTGATTCCTTACCCGGCGGCTGAATACTGGCACTCAATTCTGCCAGCTGGCTACGTGAACTTCTACAAAGCCAGAAGCGTAGACCGGATCGGCAACGTTTCAGCGTGGACTGATTACGCTCGCGGCATGTCGTCTACTGACGTTAACGCCATCACGGATACGATCCTGGATGAAATCATGGACAGCGAAGCAATGAAGGAGCTTCATGATAGTGCTCAGGATAGCGCGGCAAAACTCAATGACTACGCGAACAGTATCATTCAAAATGCGCTGGCGAATGATGCGGACGTTAGAATAATGAAAAAGGAGAATGGAAAGAGGAAAGCTGAAATTAAACACGCAGAAGTTCTCATCGCAAATGAGACGGAAGCCAGGGTGCAGCAGGTTAATCAGATCTCGGCAGAGTTCAACGAAAACCTCAATGCTGGATTAACTCAAGTTAACGAGGCACTAGCCAATGAAACTGAGGCACGCGTTACTTCTGAGGAGGCTCTATCAGCAATGATTGGACAGAACTCCGCAGCGCTAGATCAGAAACTCGACTCTTGGGCTGACGTTAATGGAGTTGGCTCCATGTACACAATGAAACTTGGACTGAAGTACAACGGGCAGGAATACAATTCCGGGATGGCCCTACAGCTTTCAGCTAGTGGTGGAGGCGTTGTTTCGCAAGTGCTGTTTATTGCTGATAGATTCGCCATCATCAGAAATGCTGAGTCTGGATCGTACACGTTGCCTTTTGTTGTGCAGAATGACCAGGTTTTCATGAATAACGCGCTTATTCAGGATGGTTCGATTACCAACGCGAAGATCGGCAACGTAATTCAGTCCAACAACTACATCGCAGGTCAGCAAGGGTGGATGATTAACAAGAATGGTAGTTCTGAGTTCAGCGAGGTAACAGTAAGAGGGACAATCTACGCAACTGATGGTTGGTTTAAGGGTACTGTTTATGCAGAGCATATTGAAGGTGACGTGATGATCGCAGAGTCAAACACGATACCGTTCAAGACATATTCCGATATTGATAGCGGAGATTATGAAATACTGAAAATTCATGGCGAAAACTTTGATAGGAGTATCGATACGAACCTGATTATCCAAGTGAATTCTACATTCAGGAATACTTTTAGAGTAATTGTTCAGACTCCAGGGAAGGGAGAAATAGAATTCTACAGTATAGATACTGGAAATGACGGAGGTACAAGAGCCTACGCGCTACGTGGCTTCGATTTGCCAGCAGCGGGAAGAGGGCAAGAGAATAGGATCATCGTTAGGGTAACTCAAAGCGGGAGGGGTAGCAGCATAAAAACATTCACTCCATGGGTTGAGAGAGATGATGGAACCACTGGAAAAGAAAGTTCTGATGGATTCATATCTAACACTGGTTTTATCAGGGAGAGGGCATATATAGCAGCATACAGGAAAGGAAGTAGGATTGTAGTCTAATTACAAAGCGCCCATAGGGCGCTTTTCTTTATCCAGTGATGTTGATAAAAAGAAAGGGGCCTAATGGCCCCTTTTTCTTATGTTGTCTTGAGGTGATGATATTTCATATCCCAAAAAGGTGGATGTTGTTTTCGTCAACTCAGGTTGTTTCGGCCTGAGCTAACCGTTGCAGGCCGTAGTTGGTATGAATAGTTGCGTATGCCATTATTGTGGCCTCTAAAATAAAATTTAGCTATTAAACGGTACTACATAATCAAAGTCTGCATGTAGGGAGAAATCAATAGCCCCTGCTGGGTGATGGAAAGTAGCACCGGACGAATCACTCAAAATTACGAGTGTATTGGTGCCAGGAGTCACTACCGGAATTAAGGTTTTACCTGTAGCCGCGGCAGTAATCACATTCCCTTTTGTATATCCGCCTTGTATCGCCACTGCTGCAAAAGGCAGATTCCCGATAGCAAATGGGCCAGCAGTAGTAATGTTCAGAGATGGATTTCGTAAGCGAATATGCACCCTGATAATGTCACCAAACCGATGGTATATCCCTATAGCCTCAGAAAATGTAGTTGAAACACCACCAATAGTTACTGTAGGGGTGAAGGTTCCATAATCGTATTTGAACATAGCGTTAGCCGCTCCAAATACGATCGGCTGCATAAATGCATAACCGTTATTGAATGTATATTTATTAACCCATGATGTTTTGAATTCCCTCAACGTCAACATAGAATAGCTAGAATCATCATCCACCCTTCTATATTGTTGATGCACTTGTCCACCGGTAATACCACCAGCTCTTTCGTTGACAACAGACTGTTGCACCGCGCCGCTTCTGGTTACATCCTCGCAGAAAATATTGCCACGGGTTGCCATCGCAGGGAAGTAATTCAAACCAGGTTCGTAAGGGTCTACGTTGTCTACGTTGAACCTGTTGCCAGCAACATTACCAAGGCTAAACGAGATAATACCGACACGTTCCAGCATCAGCTTGCCAATTTTACTGTTTCCCAACAACGACCCTTGTTGATAGGTGTGATAAAAAGGCGTTCTCGGGCTCCACATTATCTTAGCTTCTCCGATATTACATGCGAGTATTTCGCGCCCATAGCGCGAGTATACAGTTTTGGCCCTGCCAGCAATCCCCTTGTAAGTATCCATAGGCCATACTCCAGGCTGCGTGCTATTGGACAATCTTCCGCCAGCAGATGTTTTGGCGGAATTTGCTGACTTGAAAAAGCAGGTATCAAAGAAAGCGTCCAGTTCTGCATATGCAGGGTGCGTCCAGTCCATGCCAGTATCACCGTAGTAGTGATACTTCTCTGTATAGCTAGAGTCGTTCCATCCAGCCCGATGAATATCCGACGCAGGGTAAGGCGGAAGATAGCTCGACGCGTAGGCATAGTTACGGGTGAGCCACTGGCCACCAAACACATCACCAGCGAGATTGTACCACAGCTTGATAAATCCGCGTTTAACCGAATCCTCGCCTTGGAAGATACCGGTAATACCACAACTTGAAATTTGTAGATTATCTTCGGTTGAGAACGCGCTGGTTCCCTCGCATACTCGACCGATCATGAAGCCTGAGATATTCAAATTATGCAGGTGGTAGCGAACGTATCCATCCTTCCCGGCGTCACCGGAGATGAATACCCCTATAGTACCTGTGTTGTCATATGGCCCATTACGCTTGCTCCACTCACCACGAAGACCACACGTCTGCATGTTAAGACCGATCAAGATCGAGTCGTTATATAGTCTCAAAGCCGCAGGCATTGTGGTTGCCGGCTCTGGTGCTATGTTCTCATCTGTTCCGCTCGTTATCCACTGCGGGTAAACGGTGCCATCATCTCTTGGCAGCTCATAAGTTTGAGGGTAGGATCGGCAGGGATACATTTTTGGCAGAATCACCGGCAAATTATGCAGATGACCGTAATCTACCGCTGCCTGCACGAACGGAATAGCATCTGCGGTAACGCCATGCACATAACGTTCACCGTTAACTCGCATCATTTCTGGTGTTACGTACTGTAAGGCATCCTGCACGGTGCCTCCTTGCAATACTCCTAATTTTCCTGCTCCTGTAGGCTGGGCCAAAACCACCAGCGTTGACTGTTCTCCAGCGTCATTAATGATCTGCTGAACTTGGTCTCTTGCAGCCTCAGCAGCAACCTCTGAAGTTTTTGCCGCGTTTTCAGATGATTTGGCGTTAGTCTCTGAAGTTTTTGCTGCGTTTTCAGACTCCGCCGCAGCCGTAGCGCTTGCGCCAGCAGCTTCGGAGTCTGCCTTAATTTGGTTGGCAAGATTTTGCAGGGAATCGAAATCAAAAGTCTTAAAGAACTCGACTGCATCCGCAATTACGGTTTCCTGCGACTGATAGTAGCGCAGAGTTTCAGCAACATCTTGCGCCAGGCCGTCAACGGTTAGCGAGTCGCTTAAAAGGATCGCGTAGTCGGTAGGCGCTACGACAGCGCCGTTTGTGGTGATGGCTTTAATTTCAGTATCGCTAACCACCTTGTTTACGACGGCCATTTGAATCGGTGACGACAAAAACATAATCGTCGCACCGGGGCGGATCAGCGAAAGCGATGATTGCCATTTTGTTCCAGTCCCGGTAACGGTTCCGTCTGCGGTCATAGCCGCTTTGCCTTCTCTGTATAGTGCCATGTTTTTAATCCTCTTTGGTTGGTCGGGTGACGCAGATAATAACATCAATGAACCAATAAGAAAAGGAGCCTTTCGGCTCCTTTAGTTGTTAAATCAGAACGGGATATCATCATCGAAATCCATGCCAGGATTCCCGCCGCTGTTTTGCGGTTTAGGCGCCTGCTGCGGTTTCGGTTGTTGAGGCTGCCCCCACCCGGATTGCTGATTGCCACCGTTTTGATTCGGCTCGCGCTGGCTGAATTCGAGTTGCGGCATGATCATTTCATTGTGGCTGTAAATTGTGCCGTTGTGCTCGCGGTTAACGATCTGAAGCGTCCGGCAGGTGACGCTGATCACCTTATTCATTTGAAGCGCTTCATCGTACCAATTAATCATATTTTCTTTGGCAAAGAAAACAGCGCGGTAGTTCGTGTAAATTGTTTCGTCCTCGCCATCACGATTGCGGATCTTCATTCGCTCCGACAGGTCTACGGCGTACATTTTCCACGGCCCGTTATTATTGCTGCCTTCCTTGATGTACGGTTCTTTTCGGATTACACCTGTTACAACATGCATTGTCGTTCCTATGGGGCGGTTTCCCGCCCGGTTAAATTAGTTGAAAGATGAAATATCTTGTGCTTCTGGTTCAGGTTTTGATTCTACCTTTTCCGGCTCACGTTTCGCAACCTCTTGCGGCTTACCAGGGTTAAAGCCGTTCGCCGTGGTGACTTTCAGTTCTGCCTGGCGTTTGGTGATATCGTCTTCCGTCATTTTCCATTCCGCAGGCGTTAACGTTTGTTTCGCCATCTTATAGATCTCCCGAAGCGATTCGAGATCTTCGCACGCGTCAATGCGTTTTTTGAAGTCTTTCGGAGTCATCTTCGTAATTTCTGCATCATCATCCGCCTGCTTGATGCCGAGCGCTGCGGCCAGTGCATAGCGGCGGGCGTAAGATGTTGTTGAACCGTATGCTTGTTCTACTGTTTTGCTGATCGGCATATTGTACTGAAACGCCATAAACTCACCGCTTTCGTGCAGAAACATCGTTTCGAGGTGCATAACCTTTTCGGTGCTGGTATCCATCATGGATTGAATGACCATTATTTTGTTCTTCTCCAGCGCCGGGGAAATCGCGTCGAGGATATCACCAAGATTCGCATAGGTGTTCCCAAGATGGTTGTTCTTCCCGCTTTTCTTTGCGGCCACGAAGCCAGATTTTGCCTTGATTAATGCGGCTGCGATGGTGGTAAATTTTTCAGATGTACGCATGATAAAGTTTCCTTTTCCTGATTGGTAATGCGCACTATATCACAAGCGCGCACCAGTGTTTAGCTATTTGTGCCGTATACGTCCGGGAACATGTATTTCACAAACTGCGGTGTCGGCAAAACAACTTCAGCCGCGTTTGACTCATATGATGGCCATGAATCATGCTTCACGCATTCCGCATACTGATGAATCACGCTTTGATACTGCTTGCGACCGATCTCGATCTGCTGGCTGGTCAGGGTGAACGCCAGCGGAGCAAACGGTGATTTTTTCTCCTGAGTTAGCAGTCTGACAACTACCGGGCGTTTTTCGTTGTACGTCTTAACGAACAGATCGCGCTGCAATGCCATTTTGAGATAGTAGCCCAAATTGAAGGCGAGTCGCCCGAAATCGTCAGGCTTGGAAGATTGCGTGGTTTTGTAGTCGGTAATCACCACGACCTCGAAAACCTCATCAGGGTTGAACCCCCACTCATTGATGAGTTCGGGATCGGAAACAACGTCAACATGATCGAGTCGAACCTTGACATTGACGCCGAAGATCTCACCGAAGATTGACAATTCACGCTGTGCGGTAGGCGATTCGATACATGCGGCGTGTCGCGGATTGGCCAGCATCACGCGGCGCATTTGAACAACGGCATCGAAATCAACATCCTTAACCAGCTTGCGCCCGGAGTTTATCGCGGCGCTTTCGTCGCACAGTTCAATAGCCCACCAAACATTTACGTCAATCCCGGCGCGATATGCCATTTCCAGAAGTTCCGGGTAATCCTTGTTGGACGTCCCAATCAGGCCACACGCTTTCAGCTTCGCAGACAGTGCCGACTTCGACGTAATCAGATCTTTAACCTCGCCAGGAGAAGTCGCCCGCAGGTACTCGCCATTAAACTTTGCCGTCTCAAGCATACAGGTATGCGAACATGTTCCGAACGCCAGCGCGGCGGTTTCCTCACGCGCCTTGTATTTCCAGTGCGCTGGGGATGTTGCGTAAATCTCGCCGAGGCTTGAGCCGCTAACGTACTCCGCGCACCAAGAATCAGGATCGTGATATTGCTCGTTAGTCAATTCACTGCTGGTGTATGCCCTGAAAATTGCTTCAGCCATTGATATTGCTCCATTTGTGGTTTCGTTGCGTTAAGTATACGCATGACGATTCCCGGCGCAAGTCAAAAAGTGCTATCCGCAGTTGGTCAAAAAATGAGCGAAATTTACGTAAGATTTAGTAAGATGCATCTTACGTGATTTTTACTATATATTTCATAGAGTTAATACAAATCGGTAAGATAGTAAGATCCATATAGGTAAATATCCATGAAAAATCTGTCGCGAAATCCAGAGAAAAAAGACACGTACCACGGAGAAATCTTACCAAGATTGATAGATACAGATAGAGTAATAATAATATTGTTATTTATCATATACTTACTATCTATATATTGCGGTTAATTGGTTAAATTTCGCGCGAAATTTACGTAAGATTCATCTTACTAAATCTTACCTAAAGTGGTTCGACCAGTTGCAAGCCACTGAATTTCAGGCATAAAAAAAGGTAAGACTGATTTTCTCAATCTTACCTAAATTCTGGTCAATATTTAATCAGAGAAGAGATGATGCCTTGTATAACTTACGCTCAAAGCCGAGCTTGAAGTTGTCACCGTTCGGAACGATAACCTTGAGTTCCCGATCGTCGGCAGCCGCCAGCATATCCCGATCTCCACGACGGCAAACTACCCGCATTTCTCGCTTACCTTCTCCGCCCTTGCCTTTATACCTGTACGCCACGATCTCGACGTTTGAAGGTGTGATGCAGGCCCAAACGTCACACTTGAACGAACTGGCAATATTGAAGTGCATCGCCTCAACCCAGGATCGAGCAAGGTAAATCGGCCCGTTACCGTCGTCGCTCTGATTGGTCACTATCACCGATCCGAATGTCAGATCTCCAGCTAACATCTTCTCCCGGCCTTCTTCATCAATGAACAGGATATTGCAATACTCATCATCCAGCCCATCTTCATGCACGAGTTGCATCGGTAGCGCGTGAATTAGCTCCTGTCTGCCGTTCTCGTGAGTTTTTACGCCAACCTGATATGATTTGATATGCTCATTTTCAATGCCATCATAGAGCGTTACAGGCGTGCTATCGACGGCCTCTGTTCTGTTTAAAACTGCCAGCACTCTTTCATGATCTGCCATCTTTCCGTAGTCATACCCGTTATCACGAGCTACCTGCTTGTTTCTCTTGACCACGTATTCTTGCGGAACCTTGCCGAGATAGCGCCCAAGAATGTTGATGCACTCGCTATACGGCTGGCCGCTTAACTTCATTAACCAGCCGATCCCCTTATCAGCACCGCAGCCGCCACAGTATGCGCCGCCGTCGCCGCGCGTTTCTAACTTGTCAGTCCAGCGGAATCGGTCTTTGCCTCCGCAGTTCGGGCAGTCCTGATGCTTGCCGTTGAAGTATCGAGAGTGGATGCCGCAAATGTTCTGCAACGCTTCTCGCCACATGCCAGCCATGTACGGCAAAACCTCTTTTTCATCGTAAAAATCCACGTCGTTACCTCCAAATAAAAAACGCCTACACGAGAATGATAACCCGGCAGGCGTTTAGTGTTTAGACAAATTGTGCTATCGGACTACGCGGAGCATTTCCCGGCGGTCGCATCGGCGCGTAACTGGCTTTCCGTTGCTGTCAAACCTTAAATCTGGTCGGCAGAATGAGGCGCGGAAACCTTTGCAATTGTTCCGGCGGTAGCTCTTGTGTACGAGATAAGCGCCATCGGCTGAGATCATGCCGCGCTTACGCCACTGCTGAACAACCTGGATACTAACTCCCAACTCTTTTGCCGTTCCAGCGATGCCACCGAAGGCATCAATAACCAGCTCCATCCGCGCAGCCAACCCGGCGCGAACCTCATCCTTCAGCACGTAGTAACCAGTCGGTCGCTTACGTTTCTTCTTATCTTTTCCTCGCGATGTTCCGTTATTGCCGTTCAAGGTTCGCTTATCAATCTTTGCCATTTGTTCCATAATTTAACCCTCATAGCATTTTTTGTTAAACCTGATAAAATGTTCCATGTATTATACACGCAACTATGCGAATGACAAATTAGGATTGCCCATGCTCACAATTGAACAACAAATTGAAGCCTACGCAGACAAGATCCCGCTAATACAAAAGCGGTTCACCGTCGGAAATATCGTTCCTTACCCGTATCAGGCGGTTGCGTATATTGAGACCGCGAAGCGGATCGCAAAATATGAACATCCTTTTTACATTAAGGCTTCGGTTTCCGCCGGGAAAACCATCATGATCGCCATGCTCGCGGCACAGTGTAAAGCAATGAACTTACCCATGATGGTTCTTGCTCGCCAGGCCGAGATCGTGAAGCAGGATTCCGAGGAGATCAGTAACCTCGATGTTCCCAACTCCGTTTATTGCGCCGGGTTAGGCACGAAGGCCGCATACTTCCCGATCGTCGTCGGATCTGAAGGGACGGTGGTTAATGGCCTGTTTAAAATGCTTGGCGACTACGTGCCTTCAGTTCTGGCCATTGACGAATGCCACCAGGTTGACTGGCAAGATCTGGCGGAAGCGATCGCCAACAATGAATCGTTCGAGTACATGAGCAGGCCGAAGGATAAGCCGTATCGCGTGAACGGTGAACTGGTCGATGCCGACCACCCATACGACGAAAAATTCGACGACGTAGAATTCGGCGGCGGTCGCACGCAGTACACTATCGTCATTTGTGAGTTAATGCGGAGGTGCCTTGAGAAGACAGGGCGAGAACTTCGCATCGTCGGCTATACGGGGTCGGAGTTTCGCGGGGTGGTTCCCATCTTGCAGGAAGACAAGACGCAGCCTGGATTCTGGCGCGAGCAGATCACCGACATTAACACAAACTATCTTGTCGAGTTCGGTTCAGTAGTTCCCACCATCTTCGGTGACACCGAGGCGGATGGGTTGGGGTATGATCTTTCAGAATTCCACGGCTCCAGTCAGGACGGTACGCAGGATTTTAGCGCGGAAGAATTGCGCAAGATGGAAAAGAAAATCCATGAATCCGGCGAAATGACGAAGCTGATCATGCAAAAGGTCGTGGAGCGTGCGAAAACCCGAAATGGCGTCCTGATAACTTGCGCTGGACAGCGGCATTGCAAGGAGGCGGCGAGCTATCTACCGCCGGACGCCACATACGCGATCATCACCGAGAAGACCAACTCAAAGAAACGCGGCGAAATTTTGGATAAGGCGAATCGCGGGGAGATTAAATACATCTTCCAGGTGATGGCCCTAACCACTGGCGTTAACGTTCCGTTTTGGGATTTTTCAGTGATATTGCGCAAGATCGGGTCGCTTACGTTGCTTATTCAGCTTTTGGGTCGCGGAATGCGACTTCTAAAGGACTGGCAAAAACAGCCACCTTACTCGTGGGTGAAGGAAGACCATTTAGTTTGGGACTTCGCCGGGACTATGGACGATTTGGGCCAGCTATATTTCGATCCGATTCTTGAGCAGGCGCAATACCAAAGACGCAAGAGCAGCAAGAACGGCCCGAAAATTTGCCCAGTATGCAAGGGAGAAAATAGCGAGTACGCCCGCCGATGTATCCACAAAGACAGTAGCGGTAATCGTTGCGAATACTTCTGGATCTCGCAGCGCTGCGAAGACCAGAAAGACCCACGAACAGGAAAGATTAAAGTAAAGGGGTGTTACGCTGAAAACGATATTGTTGCTCGCCAGTGCAGATGCTGCGGGGTGCAGCTTAAAGACCCCAATGACAATCTCACCGGGAAGCACTATACGCAAAATGACTGGTATGATGTTGTCGGGTTCGATATCGGCTTGACTCGAAATCAGTCCGGGATCATCTTCAATTACGTGTTACTTAACCATGACGGCGAGCGATTCACCGCAAGGGAGAAGTTCTTTCCGGAATCAGAGAATCAGATTTGCGGCAAGTTATGGCGGCAAAAGGCAGTCTTCCAGCACGTTGACGACGCGGTAATGCGTGGCAAGTTGGGCGGCATGAAAAACGCCCGTAAGATCCTGGAGTATGCGGAGTACTTCCGCGCGCCGAAGCGCGTAACGCATCGCATCAACGGCAAGAAGGAGGACATTATTTCCCGCAAAGACTTTGGGGGCGAGGAGTGATTACAGACAAAGGTGGTTACCTCGAATATTACGGCGGGCCTGTAAAGGCTTGCCCGCTTGAAAAAATCGACCAGATTAACAGCGTTTCGTGGCTGCGTTACGAATACCCCGATTATCTGTTCTGGCATACGGTCAACGAGGGCAGCAAGCACAAGGCGAGCGCGGTTATCGATCATCAAATGGGATTGCTAAAAGGCGTTAGCGACTTCGTTATCCTGATTGGTTTCGGTGGCAAATACCCGTTCGCAGCCATTGAGCTAAAGCGCCAGGGTAAGGCGCAGGCGTCGCCAGTGAGCAAGGAGCAAAGGGAATTCCTTGCTGCCGTCCGGCGTCGAGGCGGATTCGCCGCCGTGGCCTATGGCTTCGAGCAATTCAAGATCGCTTTCTGCGATGCCATCAAATAGCACTTTTTGTTAAAACCGCCCGGCGAAAGCCGGGTATTATTACCCCATCGAAACGAAGAACGGAGTATTGAAAGATGAAAAAGATGCTGGCTTTAATTGTTCTGTCTCTTGGTCTTATTGGTTGCAGCGAAAAACCGAAAACATATATTTGCGGTGACGAAGCATTTGAGGTTACGAGCGATTATATGAAGGTAGTTAGCGGCAAGAGCGCTGGCGTTTTAATTGATGGCATTGGTGAAAACCAGTATAAGCTGTTTACGCCACTTGGAACGGCTTTTTATACTGTTAACAAAAACACCATTGATATTAAAGTTAGCGTTTATCAGAACACTCTAACTTGCGAGGTTAAATAATAATGGCAAAAGATATCACAGACAAAGGCACTCGTGACGCATTCATCACGTTTGAGCAATTGGAGCGCGAAACGTTTATTGGCAATGCCCTTGCTACTGGCGGACACTATCAGGCTGTCAGGCCCGACAAGTTTTACCAGGTAACAGGCAACCGATACGCCGGGAGCAAAACGCCTGATATCGTGCGCGATAAGTGGGCGACCGATCGCAGCCTGATCGCATACATGGAAGAGCGTTATGGCCCTTACGATCTTGACGCAGCGGCAGACCAAAGCAACGCAGTTTGTGCTAAGTTTTACGACGAAAAAACGGATTGCCTTAAACGCTGGTGGGGAAAAAACAAGCACGTTTGGCTGAATCCGCCTTACTCGTTTCCAGATCCGTTTATTCTCAAGGCCATTGAGCAAATGGAGCACGACAACCAGATCGACATTCTGCTACCCGGCGACAATTCTACTGCCTGGTTCCGTGACGCGCAGAAGATGGCAGCCGAAATCATCTGGATTGTTGCCGATGTTGAAGAGGATGATGACGGGAACCAGTTAAGCCGATCCGGTCGCCTCGCATTCATCAATGGATTAAGCGGAAAGCCAGTCGACAACAACAATAAAGGAAGTGTTATTTTCATCATGCGCAAGCTCAAGCCGGGAGAGGAGCAAAAGACGCTTTACATTCCGGTAAGCGATATTTGCCCGTCATTAGCTAAAAAGCGTATGCGCAAACGTGGGATCTGAAAAATGGAACAGATAGAATCTTTCACCGAGTATCTTCGGATTGTGGTTGAATTGCTGGACAAATACGGCTTCATTGGGACGGATGAGGAAAAGTTAGCCTTTGCTGACACCATCGACGGAACCTACATGGAGTTCATGGACAACGGAACCCCGGTCGCTGACTGGCCAGAAATTCTTGAACGAGAATTGATTGAATTTAAATCGCATGAGGGCGCGGAGTATTTCGCAAAACAGCACTAATTGCTAAACAATACCCGCCGCGTGCGGGTATTATTACACCATCAACCAATCAGGAGCAAACGCCATGAAAACCAAAACCATTGCAGACACCATCAAGATCGTGCCAGCAAAAGCGCAAGTTGTATCGCGCCACCTGGTTAACCTTTCTCGCCTGTGCATGGCCGACTACATGGCGAACCCTTCAGAGAATGGCCTTGATGGTGTAGTCGGTGAGATTTATTTTCGCGCCGGGTACGGCCTGGAAAGTGTGGCCATGTATGAGCAAATGGCCGAAGGTTTTTGCATTTACGGTGACGAATGATGATTGTCGAGACTGGTCGCGCTGCCGTATGGCAGCACGCAAAAGAAGCTGGAATAAGTGATGATATCGTGAAGATCGCAAAGTATTTCGATATCAAAGATATATCAATTATTTTTGGTGGGAAGCTCACCTATCTACACGAGCGCCCGGTGAAGCGCACGCGAATAGCAGTGGCAACGCGAGCGGAGGCAGACGCGCTGAAGATGTTCATCCACGAGTCTAAGCAGCAGAAGAAATATTACAAGTAGCGGGGAAGTGAAGAATGCGATATATTGCGATCTTATTTACGGCGATCCTGTTTACGATCGCAATCATTAACTATGCAATTCAATTGGGATAAATTATGTCACCTAAAATCACAGACGAAGAATTTTTAGCCGCCCGCGAGGAGGGGAAAACCTACCGCGAGATCGCGGAAGAGTTCGGCATGAACATTCGAAGCGTTGAACGTCGCGGCGTTCGCCTGGCGCGACAAGGACACCTACACGGAAACGCCCACGTTGCGAAGCATATCCCGGACGGCTTCGGCGTCAAAGGCACGTCGACGATGATTCGCGCGGACGGCTCCGAGGTCGTTCGGTGGGTTAAGTCGGAAGTATACCGCGATCGCATGGTTGCGCTTATGGAGGCAGCGCAGGCGGCTTTCTGCGAAGACCTTCCGCGAGCCGAACCGCAACCGCTGGATGAATCGAAGTTCTATATTGAAGATCAGCTTGCCCTGTACCCGATCTTCGACTTGCATATCGGGGCGATGGCGCACAAGCACGAATGCGGCGAGAACTATGACACCAGCACGGCTGAGAAGGTTCTAAACCGCTTCTTTGATTATTCCGTTTCGGTTGCTCCGCAATCACAAAAGGCTGTTTTGTTGGTAGGCGGTGACTTCCTTCACAGTGACGGCCTGGACGCAGTAACCCCGGCAAGCGGTCACGTTCTCGATCAGGACAGCCGATACGCAAAACTTGTTTATGTTGCCATCCGTTCGCTGCGTCGCGCCGTGTCGCTACTGCTTAACAATCATGCAGAAGTTGAAGTGCAGGTGATTGAAGGCAACCACGACCAGGCTGGGATGATCTGGCTACGCGCAGCGCTGGCGGCGTTCTATGAGAATGAACCTCGCGTTTTCGTTGATGTTAGCCCGGCGATCCTGCATCGCACCTTGTGGGGCAAAACCATGCTGGGCTATACGCATGGCCACACGATGAAGAAGCCTGAAACGCGCCTTGCTGCGATGGCTACCGACTTCCGTAAGGAGTTCGGCCAGTGCGACTACATTTACACGCATTCCGGCCACTGGCATCACCAGACCGTAACGGAACACTCGTTAGGCATTGACGAAGTGCATGGCCAGTTAGGCGCAAAAGATGCCTACGCCGCACGCGGCGGATGGCGTTCATACCGCCAGGCGGCGGTTATTCTGTACAGCAAAGAATATGGCGAAGTAGGCCGCTTTATCTACCGCCCGAACATGTAACCACAACGGCCCCGCGAGGGGCCAACAAGGAAAACCGATGAATAGAAATATCTGCATTTTCGATCTCGATGGCACGCTTTCCGACGGAACCCACCGCTTGCACCTGCTGCCGAAAAAAGATCTCCACCTTACAGAAAGTTGGAGCGAATTTAATGGCGCGTCAATTGGCGACAGACCAATCCAAAGCACTATTGACGTGGCGAATGCGCTTTATCGATCCGGAATGACCGTTATCATCCTGACTGGCCGATCCGATGAGGTGAAGACCGAAACAATGATTTGGCTTGACCGCTACGGGGTGAAATATGACAGCCTAATCATGCGCCGCGCCAGCGATAACCGTAAAGACACGGTAATCAAGGAGGAGGAGTTACGCAAAATCGGACTTGATCGCATTGTTGCAGCGTGGGATGATTCCCCAAATGTTATTGCGCACTTGCGCGGCCTGGGGATCACGACTTACCAGGTCTGCGACTACGGCGACAATCTTCACGATCATTTAAAATCACACGGAGTAGACAAATGAAAAATGTAATTATCCTCAACGGAGCGCCGGGCATCGGAAAGGACACTATCGCGGAAATCATCTCGCGGAAGTGGCAATACAAGAACCTTAGCTTCAAACAGCCGATGTTTGCCATTGCTCGTGCTGTGCTGGGATCTACTGATTTTGCACGCTTTACTGCCAGATACCACGACCGCAAGCACAAAGAAGTGAAATGCGATTTTTTGGGCGACCGTTCTCCGCGTGAATTCATGATTCACATTAGCGAAAATTTCGTCAAGCCGACCCTGGGCAAAAATCAGTTCGGCAAGTTGCTTTGCGATTCAGCGCTAACTTCGCCGTTTAACTGCATCGTCAGCGACGGCGGCTTCGATGAGGAGGTGGAACACGTCGCAGCGCATGAGGCGCTTAACGTGTTTGTCGTCCGCCTTCATCGTGACAGCATGACCTTTGAGGGTGATAGCCGCAAGCATATTCGACGCCCGGATCTTATTTGCGACACTTACCATGAACTCGATTTTGATATGACCACTGGCGAGCCGGAAGACGACGCGCAAAAAATCCTTGATATGGTGTCAGATGTTGCATTAAAATTATAAAGTTAATGCCTTTATTATCATCACCTTAACTATTGGGAACCTTGATGGGTTCCCTTTTTTTTGTTCTTAATTTGGCCTAATGCATATATCATCACCTTACCATTTAACTAACAGAGGTTGCATATCATGCGAGAATTCATCAACGCGGCAACCAATAGCAGCGGTGGCGTTGCCCTCGCGGGATCTGCAACCGGGCAATTAATCATTGCTGCCATTGGCTTATTTTTCATGGTTCTATTCGGCTCCTTCGGCGCGTGGTTGCGCTGGCGAGATTCAAAGGCGCTTCGTGAAGCGCTGGAAGCCGGGGATATCAAAACGGCGGTGAAGATCAGGAGTAAATAACATGGGGATTAAAACGCGGGTTACATTCGCGGCGGCGGTGGCGATCGCGGTCGCATTCCTCCCCGAAGTGGAGGACACGAAATACAATGTTTATATGGATATCGCTGGCGTCCCGACAGTATGCGAAGGCATCACAGGCCCGGACGTTATCAAGGGGAAAACCTATACCCGGTCAGAGTGCGACGCGCTTTTAACCAAGCATATCCAGGTGGCGAAGCGAACCGTTGACAGCAAAATCAAAGTCGATGTTCCGGACACCTTCAGGGCGTCGATGTACAGCTTCACTTTCAACGCTGGCGGCGGCGCATATTCTGGCAGCACTATGCTGAAGTTAACGAACCAAGGCCGATTGCGCGAGGCGTGCGAGCAGCTATATCGCTGGACGTACTACCGCAACCCGAAGACGGGTAAAATGGAGAAGTCAAAAGGCTTGTATAATCGCCGGGTTCAGGAATATCAACTATGCATTAAGGATCTGAAATGAGCACATTAAACTTTCAACGAGCGCTGGCCATCGGCTTTATCGTGTGGGCGGCTGCCGTCGTTTCCGGTTGCGCGTCAAGCGTCCCAATCCTTTCCGATCTGGTTGGTAGCAAGCCGGATATGACGGCGCAAGTCGGCGCGGAGAACGTGAAACAGGCGGTTGGCGTGACGAATAAAACTGACACGTCGAGCAAGCAGGAGACCACGTTCAAAGAGTCGGCGGTAGGTAAGGTTGACACGTCGAACAAGAAATCTGTAACGACCTCCAGCATTCACGCCAACCAGATCACGGCGGACAAGATCGAGATCCGGAATGATGAAAGCGGAAGCCTGATTCCGTGGCTGATTGGTGGTGTTGGGGTGGCAATGCTGGCGATCGGGGTGTTCGGTCTTTGGCGGGAACGAAAAAACAAAGGGGCGTAATGCCCCTTTTTTCTATATGTACCGCTTGACGTGCAATAGCGCTACTCCATCTTCATCGTTAAGACCATGTTCAACCGTGTTGGTTGCGGCCATTCCTTGATAGAGCAAGATGAGCGCGGCACGCAAGTAATTTTCTGGTGTGATCTGTTTCACGCAAACAAGCCTGTGAACTTCCGTTATCAGATCTTCCACCTGGTTTCCCGAAAAGCTGTTCATCACTGAGTTGGTCAAGGTGCATCATCTCCCACATATATCGGTTATCCATCCCTTCGAACGACCGGAAATCAAATCCTATCTCCCTGTTATCCGGCCCCGTACACCACACAGCGCCGTTTTTTCCGTCAAGGTATCCATTTGTATAGCTTCGCGCTAAAAACTCCTTAGAGACCATTGAGGCGAACATACGTTGCGACACGTTGGCAGCTTTTGCCAGGCGAGGCGCTTCGCGGTGCGTATAGACGAACTTCGCAAAATCCTGCCGGGTGAATTCCCGGCGAGATTCGCAGAACTTGTAAATGTCAAGAATGAACATCAATTACCTCATGAACGACGGGTTGATAAAGACTTCGGAATCCATCACGCAGATAAAGCCTAATTCCTCCATCTTCGGCAATAAGCGTTCCTTAATCTTTTTGCTCACCCCGGCCTGGCCTTTGAAGATCTTCAGGTTGCGGCAGGCGTTATAAATGCCCTGGACGGTCATAACACCTTTTGCCTGTTTGCAACGACTGGCGATAACGTCATACAGCGCTTTAATTTCCGCTCCCTCACCAGCAAATCCGGAAGAGTCAGCCGACGACAAATACGTTTTGCTCAATTCATGGAACATGATGATCGCTTCGTCAATGGTCGACGTGTCGATCTTCTTCGAGCGCTTCCCGCCGGGTTGCCAGTTCCGAATCGTGTGAATCACGGACGCCAGACGCATAACCTGCTTATCAAACTTACCCATCGCACCGCGAAGCATAGTATGCGAATACTTGCCGCCGTCGCCTAACTCCGGTTCTAATTCCTGGCGGGCCTTGTTCAGTCTCCGCATGGCTGCATCCGTAACCTGCAACTTAACGTTCGACTCGCTCATAATATCGTGAATCAGCCGGAAGTAATCTGCCTTCAGTGACTGGTCGATCGGCTCATAGGTCGAATTCCCGTTTTCGTCGATGAACACGCGTTCGCCTAAACGGGTTTGCTCACGAACCAAAAGGAAACGCTCCGAGACACCGATCCCGCGAGAACCCGCCTGCATGATGGCGTCGATGGTTTCATCCTGTGCAATTACGCAAATGCAGCCCAAAGCCACGAATGACATATTATTGCTAACGTCGGCACGAGCGATCGATACGTGGCCTTTATCCCATGCTTTGAGCACCAGTTCGCTGTTCGTCTTCTTGCCGCCATCGTTGCCATACGTGATCCCTAAAAGGCTGTTAACCGCCGTCGCCTCATCGGAAATAACGGCAAAGTTTCCCTGGCGGTTGTTAATCTTCGCCAGACCTTCCGGGGTGGTATCGGATACCGGGAAAGTTAGATCACATAATTTTTCAAGTTTCTCTTCCAGTTCGTCACGGTCTTCGAAAAGTTTCACCATATCAGATTGCGATAACTCCCCTTTTAGCGCCTGCTTGTTGGCGGACAGCTTCGCCATGATTTTCTTACGCTCCTTCTTGCGCGACTCGTTAATGCGCTCGACTTCGGCGACGATCGGATCGATGGCCAGCGAGTTAATGGCAGACTTACCAGCGGAAGGTGGCTGCGACGTGATGACGTAAAGTGTTGTCGGTTGCTCGCTGCCGTGGTACTCGACCCAAAATCGACCCATCATCGCTGCGGATACTGCTCCGATGAAATGCATGTAAACCGAAGATTCCGGGAACTGGATAGAGCGAGCAGCATTGAGCGCCAGCTTGCCGACAACATCATAATCATTTGCGATCGAGATCGTGGGGTACTTATCCGCGTTTACGTCGATATCTTTGGGCTTTGGCCAGAATGAAACGGAGTCACGATACCCGTTCGCACGAATCGCAACGCGCAGTGGACTGATCCCCTCCCTTTCTGCGATGGCGATAATATCTTGCGGTGATACGCGGTCATTTAAAAACATGCCCTTGCTCCTGATTGGTTAATCGTTCGGCTAATCATATGCCGTATTAAATCCGAGATCCAGTGATAATCTAAACACGCTTGAAAAACGCGCTTGGATTATCGGGGCGTATGGCCCCGAACCCGTCACAGGTATTTAGCTTCGAAAGTCGTTCCGTCCGATACACTGAAGCCAACTTCCTCGCGGTACAGCGTCCAGCGGCATCCGTCACGGTCGAAGATGTATCCAGCAACCGCGCCGAGCGCACGACCGCTTTCGACCTGGTAGCGCTTGCCGACGCTGAATGATTTTTTCATCGGGTTGCTATGGTCAAGGCCGACGCATTTTAGCGTTTTGGTTTTGAGTTCGATGAACGTCGCAACCGCCGCTCCGCCGTCGCCAGCAATAAACAACTCACCGCTAACGCCTACCGACAAAATAACGCGCTTCTTCTTCAGTTCTACGCTGTCATATACCATCATTGACACGTTGCCTTCATCGTCGATGCGGGCGGAATAAAGGTTGTTTTCATGGATGTTAACGGAACGGCTTGACGTGCATTTAATCTTGATTGACTTCGCCATTTATTTTCTTTCTCCCATCTCGATATACAGGTTAACCAGATCCAGAAAGTCAGCTTTATTTCTGCAACTCAATTTAAAGCCAACGTGCGACTCAATTTTATTTTGCATCGCAGCCATCGTTGCGCCGCCGTTATTCATCTTCAGAACTTCGCGGCATACTTCGGCGAGTTTTTTCGATATCATTTTTTCACCACCTTTATTTCCAT